ACGATGTTGATGACGCCGTGGAAGGAGTCCGACCACACCCGAGCCAGGAAGTTGACCGTGTTCACCAGGAAGATCAGCAGGTTGAGCACGATCCGCAGAGCCATGGCGATCTCGGTGGAGTTCTCCCCCACCGTCCGGCCGAGGGCGGCCAGGGCGCGACCCAGCTGCTCGAACCACTCCTCAAGCTGAGGACCGAAGGCGAGCAGCAGGGCGTTGAACCCTTCGGTCAGGTCCGGCCCGGCAATGTCGATGATCTTCCGCAGGCCCTGCGCGAAGTGGTCCACGAACGTGTTGATCGGCCCCTGCATCTCCAGCAGGGTGTTACGGAAGTGCGGAGCGAAGTCCAGGGCCAGCCGCAGCAGCCTGCGCCGGGCACCCTCGATGACCGGCAGCATCGGCTCGGCCGCGTGCTTGAAGTCGTCCTCGATCTGCTCCATCGTGTCGTGCCAGGTCTTCTTGACCGTCGCCGACGTGGAGGCCAGGAAGATGCCCAGACCGGCCACAGCGCCACCGAGGCCCAGCACCAGGGCGCCAGCGATGGCAGCACCGGCCAGCGACAGGGCTGCAACGATCGCGGTGACCAGGATGGCCGCACCAGCTGGGCCGCCCGCCTTGAAGCCCTGGATGATGCCCTGGCCGATGCCGTCCTGGAGCGTGCCGGAGATCAGGCCGCCCATCGCGCGGAACGGCCCCCGGACCGTGTTGGTGATCACTCTCCGGATGCGGTTCTGGTCGCCTGGACTCGGCCCCACCATGCGGACCCGGACCCGGACGTTGTTCGGGAGCTGGTTGATCATCCGGTTCAGCCGGTTGATCTCAGCCTGGCTCGCGCCCTGGCGGACCGAGACGGTGATCAGATGGTTGTTCGGCAGAGTCCGGCGCAGGTTGTTCACCGACTGCCGAACGGAGCGGATCCCCGAACGCGTCAGGTCATTCGCGTTGATGTTGACCGATACTCGGTTCGCCATCTGACTCCTCCTTCCTGGTTCCCAGCTCTACGATCGCGGCCAGCCGGATCAGCTCAGCATCCTCTTCGAAGAGCTGACTCGGCAGGCAGTGGAACCTCTCGCACAGGCGGATCACCGTCTCGGCGTCCACCAGCTCGCGGGGCTTCGTTACAACGCTTCCATCGTCGGCAATTCCACCGGGATGGTCTCGCCAGAGTTCGAGCCTTTTCCCAGACCGTCCCCGGGGCCGGTAATGATGTCGAGCCACTTGTTCACCAGCTCGATCACCTCCCCGTACTCCAGGTCCTCGACGGCTTCCCGGGACACCTCGATCGGCTCCCCGTCCTCGTCCACCAGGTCCCACGAGACCAGGGCGTCGGTCAGGTACTCCGAGATGGCGTCCATCACCTCGATGTCCTTGTCCTCCTGCTCCATCAGGCGGACCAGATCCCGCACCTTGCCGAAGCGAATCGACATGATGCGGGCCTTCATCGTCTCCAGCTCTACGTCGTAGATCCGGGGGATCCTTCTGCGTGCCATGGCATTACTCCAGTTCGTTGCGGTAGCGGAGCCGGAAGAGTCGGTCTCCCATGGACTCTATCCGGCGGTCGAGCGCCTGGGCGGCCAGCCGGAAGGCGTGGTAGCCCTTGAACCTCGTCGTGTTGTTCCTGGACCCCACGCCCTCCAGCCACGGCCCGTACACCGGACCGCCGAACCCGCCGTCCGTGATCTCGATTCCCGTGGAGGAGTTCGAGATCCGGACGTTGGACTCGTAGAAGCCGGTCGGGTTGCGGAAGGACCGATGGAACGTGCCCTGGATGTGGTCCAGGGTGAACTCGGCGGCTTCCTCTTCCAGCTCGTCGCGCATACGCCTGAAGGCGCGCCGGGCACGGAAATCGAACAGCGGGCCCGCGTAGTCCAGGTCGCTGCGAATCCCGAGAAGAGGAACCCGCCCAGCCATCAGGTGGTCCAGGTGGGCGCGGTGCCGGACTGGAGAACCAGGGGCGCCGACCAGGTCAGCTCGCCGGAGTCGGCCCGGGTGAGCTGGTAGTCGGTCAGGAGGCACTCGTTGTTCAGGATCTGGCCGGACACGGTCAGACCGACGGTGCGGGTGACGGAGGTGGAGGCCACCGTGCTGAGCACCTCGTGGGACTGGTCGTCCGCGTCGTTGAAGATCCCGTTCAGGGTGATGCTGAAGTCGGCCAGGAGCAGGATGCGCTCCATCGCGAACTTGTCGACACCTGTCGAATCCTGCACGGCGCGAGGCGTGGCGAACTCGAAGTTCGTCACGTCGTTCTTGATGTCACGGGCGGTGGGCGTGGAGTCATCGACTTCCAGCCGAGTCCACCCGAGACCGGACTCCTTTGCCATTTCTCATCCCTTCTTCTGGATGTCGGAGAGCTTCTGCTGGTTCAAGGCGAATTCCTCGACCCAGAACTCCGGCTTCTTGTGGACCCGGGTAACTGCCCCGGTGGGGTTCCCCCGGAAGTCCCCGCCCCTGACGGCGTAGATTTCCGGGCGGTCTATGCGCACTCGGTGCGTGGCGAAGCACGGCTGGCCGCCGGGGAAGACCAGCGTCACCATCCCGTCCTTCTGTTCCGCGATCTCGTACCGGCGGCCCGAGTCGTACTTGATGTACCGGGCCTGACGCTGGCCAAGCTCGGTCTTCAGGTCCAGGGTCATCTTCCAGCCGTGCTCGGCCGCCTGGCAGTTGACGCCGGTACCGTCGCAGGGGCGCTCCACGAAGTGCGTGGAGATGGGCGCCTTGATCTGGAAGGTCTGGTAGTGCTGGGCGTCCAGGCGGGGGGTGACCCTGTTCACACGTCCGGGCATCAGTACAGCACCTCCAGGGGATTCCGGTTGACGACCACGACGAACTGGAGGTTGGTGAACCCGCCGGTCGTCGTAGTGGCTATACGCAGATAGCGCTCCACCGTCAGGTCGCGGGCCGTCTGGATGCGCTCCGACGTCACGCCGGTCACCTCGGTGAAGACCCCACCGGTCACGGCGGCGTACGAGTCGGCGCCGTTGTCCGAGGACTCCTCGATGGTGATCGTTGCGTCTGTGCCAGTGAAGGCGATCACATGCAGGTACGCCTGGAGGCCGAAGGTCGTGGAGCCGTCCCCGAAGTCGACCGGGGAGCCGTCGGTGGCCTCCGTGTCTGTACGGACCCCGGCGGTCAGCAGTCTCCCCCAGTCGGCGCCGTAGTTGTTCGCGTCCGCCGTGAAGGTGAACGTGAAGGCGCCGTCGTCAGCCCGGGTGCCGTTGTGGTCGATCTGCTTGGCGACCATCGAGAAGGCCGGGTTGCCGAGCGTCGTGCCACGGGCATAGGTGACGACCCGGTCGGTACGGGGCAGCGAGGAGAAGCCCTCGTGCGCCTGACCGGCGGCCGGGTTGAAGTACGTGGTGCCTTCCACGTGCCCGTCGCGGTGGGCGTACAGGCGCTCCATCGCGTACTTGTCGATGCCGGTCGACTCCAGCGTCCCGACAGGCGTCGAGATCGAGTTCAGGGAGTTGATGTCCCCCGAGACGTTGTACTCGGCGATGTAGAAGTTGTCGCCGAGGCCCGACTGCTTTCCCATGATCCTCTCCCTACTCCGATTGCGGCCAGGCGTCGTTGACGATGACCGGGACTACCATGGTGAAGACCCGGTAGACGTGGTTGTCGATGTTGATGTACCCGGACTGGCCGAACAGCGGGTGCCCCTGGGAGGCGCCCATCAGGTCCACGAAGGCGGCCTCTCCGCCCAGCGTGAAGTCGCCCGAGTACGCCTCCATCAGGACGTCTGCGGCCTCCATGACCTCGGGGTCGATCATGTCCTGCGGCTGCTTGATGAAGTTCTGATAGATCCGGACGTTGAACGTAACCCGCGCCGTGGTGCTGGTCAGGCCGGAACGCCCACGGGCAGGCTCGATCCGGTCGATCCACACCGCACAGGTCAGGCCGCGCCCCGGCTTGCTCTTCGGCTCGTGCTGGTTGACCTGGTCGAAGTGGCCGGTCGCCATGGCGTGCGAGGCGAGGGCGTCGATGAGGGCCTGCGAGTTGATCGCCATCAGACCGCCCTCTTCCGGAACCGGCGCCCGAGGGCAACCTTGGTCTGGCGGCGCAGATCGCTGAGACCGCGACCGGCGAACACCTCGGTGCCGGACGAGTCACGCTCGGCCTCGTCGGAGCCGACCCGGCGCCCGTAGGCGGAAGCCTGCTGCTCCAGGGTCGTGATCGCCTCGGCGATGGCCAACGTGGTGGCCGGACCCGGAGGAACCCACTTTGTGACCGTGGCTGCGAGGCTGTGAGTGGACGCCGTCGTTCCGAGGGCCCCCCGCTCCACCGTGAGCGTCCTGTAGGCGTACACGTCCACAGGCGCGGTGTGGGCGGCCAGCGTGGTCCCGTCGTAGGCCCGGATGACGGTGGCGTTGTTCCCGGTGATCGCGACGACGAGCATCTTCTCCGAGTCGAGCAGAAGCACCTCGCCGACATGCAGCTGGGTGCCGTCCGCGACGTCGACCACCTGGTCGGCCTTCGAGACCGACATGTCGGTGGCGAGGTTCTGGCCGGTGTCCAGGGTCGTCTTGTCGGTGACGATCATCCGCTCCGAGTCGACCAGGATGACGTCGCCCACGCCGATCAGGGAGGAGTCCGTCACGTCGACAGCGGTCTCAGAAGCGTCCAGCGCCTCGGCCAGGGTCCCGGCGGGCGCCGAGTCGTCCGAGTAGCCCCAGGTGCCCGTAGCCTCGATGGCTCGCTGCGATGTGGAGCCGGACTGGAAGGCCGCCGAGGAGGCGAGGTCGATCTCGATGTGGGTGTACGGCGGTCCGCTGTTCACCGGCTCCAGGAAGTAGTCGCTGGAGGAGATCGTGGTGCCCCCGGCCGACAGGGCGGAGAGCGAGATCAGCTCGTTCTCGTCCAGCCACAGCCGGTACGCGGGGGCGTAGTTCCGCGACGGGTACGAGAAGTACCGGGTCGCGACACGCGGGGCGAGGCCGTGACGGTGCCTGTTGATCAACTGATCGACGGATCGCGACGCCATCTCGATGGCGCCGTCAATCTGCGCGGCCCTGTACGAGGCGCGCTCAATGTCCAGGGCGCCAGTGACGGCCTCCCTGGTCGTGTACCACACGCCCAACGGGCTCACCCCTTCCGAAGCACGTCACCGACGGTCGAGGCGT